TACGCCATGTCAGACCGAGATTCTCGATTCCCGAAGACCTTCTTCCATTCTTCGAATGAGTTTGTTCTCACCACAGTACGAAGAGGCCCTCGCTCGGTGATGCCCATCAATGCACCGTAGCCAAGTTCTACGGGAACGATAGGACCCTCAAGCTGAGTCACTTCCTCAATATAAACATCAGGTCGGCTATATGTTGGCATTACTGCTTTCCTCCTTGCGCGATGATAGCTGTCGGGTCCTCAGTATATCGGGTTTCACGCTGGTTTATAAAGCCTCATCATCAACAGACTCTCTCACCCTTATGGTGGTGTCAGTTAGCGAAACGTCTGTCACGAAATTAGTTCGTCGAACTCTCCACCTCTGTTCGGTGACTGTCGGTATCGCCTCAGTGACTGTGTCACTCAACAGAGTTGCTAACACGTCCACCGTCAAACTCTTGTGGTAAATGATCTCATCAATATTCGGCTCATCCAATGCTACAATATTCCCTGCCCAAAAAACCCATAAAGTCTCGGTGTTGCCATCAATATCCTCAACACTTATCGATCCTCTGGTCGGGGTTCGTTCAATGAACGCCGAATGTAATAAGTCTCTCTCCTCTGCTGCCCTTACTCTGTGCCAAGTATCTAAAGAATACTGAAGCCGATACGGCTCGCCTCTCTGTCGGTTGGTTGTTACAGGAACGGGAGCTGAAGAAGTCGCAATTATTTCCTTTTCCTCATCCTCGCTGTCTCGGGCAGGGTTATCCTCCATGATCGAAAGTAATTTGACAGAAATAGAAGGATAGACTCTCTCCTCGTACTCCTCCACCGCGGGATCTTCCACAAAAACGGAAACTGACGTTGGCGTTCCTCCCACTGTCAACGAGATACCAGCGTAACGAGCCAACAACGCATCCTCAATCTTATCTATACGCACCGCGGTCATGTTAAAACCCAAACCTTTTCTTTAGGTCTAATATCGAATTCAAATCAGGATGTTTTTTGATTTCTCGAAAAGAAGGACGCCATAATGGCCTGGCGGGGGTCTTTGAATTCCCGTACTCGAGAACCGCGGCAAGTTCCTGCATGTCGATTCCAGTGGAATGCTGCCCTGTGGGTTTCACTTCCAGTCGAACTCCTTTCAGTCCTCTGTCCTGAACTTCCACTTGAATACTATCGACGAACTCACCTGTGTCCCAATAAATCTTTTGTCGTCCGCCTTTTTTGGCGAGAGTCACCTTGCTCAGTTTTTTCCAACGTAAATCCTGAGCGAAGATATGGCCAACAACGACGGATTTCGCCGATTCACCGAATTGACCTATCTCTGACGCCATCTGTTCAAATGACGCTCCACTGGCAATCTTACGCCGCCACATCTCAAAGCGACCCCAATCGCCGTACAATCGAGCCATTAATCTCTACTGCCCCTTATGGTATTGGCTAATACTATCATGAGAGTGAAGTTTACACCCACTTGACCTGAAGGCTTGACCTTCTCGATTCGATACCGTCTCCCCCCTCTCCATTCCATCTCCCCATCGGGTTGCATCCACTCTCCCTCGTCGGCCAATGGAAACTTTCTGATCATCTCCAACCTCGAAAACAAAAATGCAATATCATAGCTCTCTCCACTCCCCACTGCGGTCACTTCTTCCGATGTCGGATCAACAATAGCCCGTCCAACAAGCTCCACAGCGCTCCCGAAAGTCTTAGTTCGTTGCTTATACGTATCCACCGATCCCGCCACATAGGGATAATATTTAATCGTAGTGGTCCTATACTTCGTGATCAGCTTGTCTACCGCTATTCCTATTATCTCTTCCTGTGTGGCCATACTTACACCGTGACTATCTCAGTATTACTATTGGTTTTGATGTAATTCGGATTGACTGTCTTTACCCTATAGTAATAAGTGCCACTGGCTAGCCCCTCGTCTATCCATTCGGTTTCATAGCTGTCAGCCTCGTAACCAATAGTCTCCTCCGTTGCGAAGTCTACATCAGTCGCCCGAACAATCTCATAATACAGAAAATCCTCGGCAAATAATCGAGACCAAGACAACGTCACGTCACTTCCTGCCACCGAAGACGAAAGAGTCACGGCATCCAACCCCTCATCCAAAGTTCTCTTCCTGTACCCGCCATGAGTAAGAGAGATACGTCTCGAGATACCAACCTCAACGTACCCTCCCTGGTTCGCGCCAGCTTTGTCGCCTACTTCTCCATCATATTCCTTCTGCAAATCATCGGCTAACTTCAACCAAAAGCCAGGTCCCCGAGTATCAGAGTCACTCCCATCTGAGACAGACAAATCCGGAACCTGGATATTAGTGAACCGAGTCGTTGCGTGTTCGGTATCGCTATCGCCCTCAGCTCCCTCAGACGCTCGGACATAACACATTTCAATAGTGACCAGTTTCGTCAGAAGAAAAACTCTGTCGTAAGGAACATCTCCCACTACAGAATACGTCGCCCCGAAGTCGAAGCTCAACTTTTGAAGACCGCTCTCTATTCCTGAAATGTAATAATTATCGTCGTACTGTTGAGGGGATTCATAGTCAGCGATTCGCCTTCTGACTTTGTTTATTATGTCCGCCTGAGTCGCCATAAACCCAGAATATCAGATTATTCTTGACAGGACTCTATAAAACCAGCCCTGCCTTGCGGAAAGAACGAACCAAAGACCGAGGCCCTGTGAACTCTTTATCCCTATACAGGTAATACCACTTCCCGCCGATGAACTTCGACGCCGTTACTTTCGACGTCGTTGTCTCCTCTGGGTCTTCTAGCGCCCTTGGCTTGGGCGTAATCTTTCGTAATACTGCCAGGTCCTTATTCTTGTTCTTCTGTAGCATATCTCCCCTGAAAATTAGATGCTAAACACTTTCGAGTTTCACGATGAAATCATCCTCGAGCACTCCAGATCCCATGATCGAATACCAAGCCAACCCATGCTTTCGACCATAATCGGTCACGCCATTATCCCGCAATTCAACGGGCAGCGCTGTTGCCTTTGCGTAAGAGCTATCACCGAAAATGAAAGCCTCATACACGTCGGCGGCAGCCGCCCCGCCTGTAGCAGCGTTAGCCAGTGCAGCGGTATACCCCGGGTCAGTGGTAGGCGCAGCGCCATTCCTTTGATGCGTTGTTCCGATGAAAACAGTGTCTTCCCATCGACCGAGCTCACCGTTGAACAGTGCCCTTGTGTTTGCGTAGTTGTGTGCAGCAACCCAATCGGGGTCCCGCTTCAAGTATGCGCTTTGATGTGGATGCACGAAACAAACATAGAAATCATTGTTGAACTTCGGAGCGTTCTTTGTCTGAAGAACTTCGACTCCCTGTCGAATCAATTCAACGTCGAAATAATCAACGCCACCCTGCATCAAAGCGCGAGTTGCTCTGTTTCCTGCGTACACAACCTGAGTTGCCGAGGCAAGAACATCCCTCAACATCAAATCGTTGACAACCGCGTAGTCCCTTCCAAGAAGAATGGACGCCTCTGCCATTTGATCGTCAAACGACGTTACGAGAAGTTTCTCGGAAATCCCGATAGCGTTACCCCATTCAGTAACCGTAACCGCCTGCTGAGAAGCACTCATGTTCTTCTCAACCAGCGCCACATGTTCCTGGAGTTGACCGCCCCGCTGGATATTGTTGTAACGCGTAAAATTGATATTCTGACCTGGCTCCGTGCTCAGATCAGTCTTTTTCACTGCAAACTCCTCGTAGCGCATAACACCAAGCGCCTCGTGGAGTATATCCATAGAATAAACTTCACGGATTGCCTGTGGCAGTGCGACAAAGTCACCCGCAGTATGAACGCCCGAATATGATGCCATCTTATGACTCTCCTAAATTATAAGGCTGATTCTTTTTCTCAGCTCATTGCCTGTTTTAGGAGTTGATCGCGGATTTTCCTGTATTCCTCGGGTTTCTTCCGAGCTATGGCTTGCCTGTCCTTTGGTGATACTACTTCATAGCTTCGTCCTTGAGATCCATCGGGAGCCAACGGCCTAGGAAGTGTCGCGGAAAGTTCAGTCCTCGCCTCGAGTTTCGCAGTCTCGAGAATCTTGGCTTCCCTCTCCTTGTTCTGTTCAATACTTTGAAGTATTTCTTCCTCGGATTCCCCAACGACAAACGGCGCCAAGTGTTTCAATCCCGCCTCTCGAAGCTTTTGCTCCCGAAACGAGTTCAACTCTGACACCCTTACCCGCTCCGCCGCGGCGTTCGCGACGTTATCGATGGTTTGCTCCAATCGCTTATTCTGCTCCCGTAACTCAGCAAGTTCCCTACTAATACTGTCAATCTCCGCAGTCTTCCCCGAACGAATATCATCGATCTCACTCTGTCGAGTACTAAGTTGACTTTCGAGAGCCTGGATCTGTTTACTCGACTGCTCCTTTGCCTTCTTGAGCTTGTCTAATTCAGGATAAACCTTTTTCTTCTCGTCTGTTCTTGCTTTCTCGAGAAGAGCTTGAACTTCCTCCTGAGAGTAAACTTTCCCTTTCGGAGCTACTGATTGATCGTCTACTTTGTCCTTCGCCTTTGGTGTGACATCAACCACTGGTTGATCCTTTGGCGCTGTCGGGTCTACTGCGGGATCATCTTTTGTGTCTGTGTTCTCTTTACTCATAAAAATCCTCGGCTAGTGAGTCGTTACTTCCCTGCCATGCGAACAGTTTGACGAATATTTGAAACGCTCGCCATTG